TTGACTGACACTGAAAAACTGAACGATGCCATTTTAGAATCTGGAATCAAAATTACTGCAATTGCTAGTAAACTTGGCATATCAAGAGAAGGATTTTATAAGAAACTCAACAACGAAACAGAGTTTAAGGCATCAGAGATTTCTGCAATGCAGAAGATACTTGGTTTAACAAATAAGAAGCGTGACGAAATTTTTTTTGCCTCAAAAGTTGAACTACAATCAACCTAGAAAACAACAGAAAGGAGAGCGATGGAAGAAATATGAAGGATAAGTATTTTTTTGGTGGCTTAATTGCCGGAGCAATTGTTGGTGTGCTGATTCGGTTGATCATGAAAGCTACCGGAGGAGTATGAGTTGAAAAACATATGGGATCACAGTAGTTGAAATGACACCTGCAATAAATCCAAATACAGCAGATATGATTTTGGCCCATTTGGTATAGGAGTGAAGCATGCCTTTGTTTTCGAGCCATACCACGGAAGGAATTTCAGAGTTGCTGGAAATAAGCATGCGGATTTCGCCTGATGCTTCCAATAGGTGTAGGGCATAGAGTTTTTTGGAATTTGAACAAAATTCAGAAAGCGATTCGCCAACAAATGCACCACTTGGATTCGTGAAGCAGTTTTGTTCGATCGTTTTGATGCATCTGTCAAGATAAATTGACGTTACGAGGTGTTTTTTCATATGTATCCTTCTTTCTTATGTTTTTACAAAAATTATAAGAACAAATATAAAGATTCGCAATAGTAATTTGAACAGAAAGGAGAGTGAGAACGTGGAAGAAGTAGATAACCTTATTAAAGCACTGGCGGGTCATATCAGTGAAATTATTTCTTCTGGTAAAGAGAGAGAACATGAGGTCGCAGAAAAGACAAAAGCTCTTGCAGATCTTATGTCTGCAAGAGCCACAACATATTAATTATGGGTTTTCTTTTCCAGAAAGCTTTTCGTACAAAGTTTTATATAACTCATATATGTTGTTTGCAGTTTCTGTTGCATCTCTTGATCCAGCAATCATTTTATTTTCCATTGCTGATAAGGTCAATTCTTTCGCAACTTTTAGAGCTGCTTCGTTATTAAGCATAGCCATGTAAATGATCCCCTTTCTTAATACTCGGACGCGGCAACGTCCTGTAAGGAGATTGTAGCACTAATAATGTAGAAGTTAAAGAACCATGTACAGGCACAGTTAATAACATATTAACAGGAGGTGGGGTTATGGCAAGATACCCGAACAAGGCTACATACCGGACTTGGGTTAGAGATTCCAAGACAGGGGAATGGAAGCAGATTGACCCAAAAGATATACCTCAGGATAAAATTAATGAGCTTTGCGACAATTTCGCTTTGGGTGCTGGATATACGCGAGCAAAGTAGCCACTGCGGTGGCTTGTCGGACAAGCAGGAAGGAGACAGATGAAAGTAGGAAACGTATTGATGGCGATCGGCTTCGGAGTGTTTCTGATCAGCGCATGCGCGCTTGACAGTGATGGTCTTGCGGGAATGATCATGTTCTGGTTGACGCTCGGTGGTCTTTGGATCATGTGGCTTGGCTATGTGATCAATGATATCAACAAGCGCCACAAGAAAACAAATCGGAGAAGCGAAAGCCTCCGTAAATCTGCATGAAGGGAGTAGGCTGTGTGTTGCTTAGTGATTACCACCTGCTACAGAGCAAACGCGATACGGACCGCACGGACACCCAACGTAAGGGGAAAGAGACAGAAGCGGATTTCCAGAGCGTGCTTGATGCAGAACAAAAAAAGATGGACCCGCTGACCAAAGCATGAATCCATCTTGTAGGGTATTTCAGAATCGAGATGATCCTAAAACATTTCATCTTATTTTACCCGAATTTTTGAACGAAAGCAAGACAAGCGTGAGAAAAATTGAGTTTAGAACAGATTAAGGAATTATTGAAAGCCTACGCAGGATGCGAGGCGGTAACAAATTTGATAAATGATGCCGGCGGTCTGATCTTCATGGATGCAGACTGCCAGCTTCTGGCAGAGGTTGAAGATTCCATATTCAACGTACTTAGTGATGGATTGAGTGATGATGCGATAGAAGAGGTGTTCGGCTGCATGAAGAAAAACGATGCGAAGCGTATCTTTGAGATCCATAGATTGGAAGGTGCAGCATGAACATGCCGGACAATTACGATTATTTCTGTATGCATGAGGCGGAGATGGATGAGAAGCTTGATCGCAGACCTGTATGCGTGTGCTGTGAGGAACATATTCAGGATGATCATGCATACAACATCGGCGGTGAATTATATTGTCCGGATTGTATGGAATCGCAATTTAGGGTGGAGATCGACTGATGTATTACAGAGAATGCCCTTGGTGTGGCAGTAACTTAGATCCTGGTGAGCGATGTGAGTGTCGGAAGAGGTCGCAGGAGCAAAAGAAAAAGATTCTTGCCATGTATAAGGATGGCGAGGACGGGCAGATAACAATGAATTTGGAGGATATGGTATATGGCGCTTAAGGCGTGGAGTGAAATGAGAAATATTGATGTCACTCCGTACTGCGAGGAGCGAGACGGAATGACATATCTGAATTGGGCGAAATGCATCGATCTGTTGCATGAGAATGGAGCAGAAAAAGTGTATTGGGTGCCTATTCCGGATGAAAAGACCGGAAGCAGCCTGCGGATGGCAGAAAATGACTTTAAAGACAGTAAAGGAAATACGAACCGGTGTTACGAGACACGAATTAAGGTTGTTATTGATGATAACAAATACGAGATGCAGTCGCCGGTTATGAATGGTACTAATCCAGTCAAGGATAATTCTATGAGCCAGCAGAGAGTATGGAACAGTATGTGCAGGTCATTTGTGAAGTGTGTGGCGATACATACAGGCCTTGGTTTTAATTTGTGGCTTAAGGAAGAGATGCAGCCGTTTAATAACAGAATCCCAAAGAATGAAGAGAAGCCGAGTCCGGCAAATATCAAGATTCTGAAAGATATGTGTATCAAGCACAAGGTTAATCTTGAGTATTGGATTAAAACCAATGGGAAAACATGGGACAGTTTATCAGCTGATGATGTCGGTGCTATGTTGAATAGCCTGAAAGCAAAGTATGGTGATGATTGATGTATACACTTGTGGATGTGAAGCAGTACCGAGAGAGCGATAAGGGGACGGATCTTGTAGTTTCCGTCCCTGGTATGAGGCTTGGCGGTATGTTCCAGAGAAAGAAGATCAAAAACGCAGAGATCCGATTTGACGATGGCCGGCATATATCTGCAGAGCAGAGGAAGAAAGCGTATGCCACCATCAGAGATATTGCAGATTGGACCGGGTACCCGCCGGAAGAAATGAAGGAACGATTGAAGTATGAGCATATGATTCGCACCGGTGATCCGTATTTCAGCCTTTCTAACTGTTCTATGGACATGGCGCGTGAGTTTATCAATACGATACTCGAATTTGCTTTAGAGTGGGGAATACCGCTTTCCGAGAATGCGATAGACCGAACGGATGATATAGGTAGATACTTATATTTCTGTTTGATCCATAAGAAATGTGCTGTCTGTGGAAAAGATGGGGAAATACACCATGAGGATGCGATCGGAATGGGGAATGATCGCCGGAAGGTAGATGATTCCAATTACAAGAAGATCTGCTTATGCAGAGAACATCATACGATAGCGCATCAGATGGGCGTGATTCGATTCCGGCAGATGTACAAGGTATATGGAATTGTAGTGAAGGGAGAGAAACTTATTGATACAGATTGAGAATATCCCTCGTGGGCATGAGAACGCAGTACAGCGTCCGGCTAACCCATTAGAGGATAGAAAGTTAAGAAGAGAGATAGAGCAGGCAAATCAGAACGGCGATTGCATTATCAACGTGGGCAAGGGCTATTACCGCCCGGTTCCGGGGAATGCGACCGACGAGGCGGAGCTGAGACAATATCTTGCCAAGGAATTATCTCGGGCAAGGAAAATACATTCAAAACGTTTGGCGATGCGACAGACGTTCGAAAGGTGGCGAGAGGTTGGAATACTTACTGATAGTGCATGCGAGGCTTAACAACCTCAATGATTACATATCCGCAGAGCGGACGAGCCGATATATGGGTGCTGATATGAAGGCGCGGAATGAAGCACTTGTGAAGCTTGCAATCAAACAGCAGATGAGGGGCATCAGAATCGAAGAACCGGTGTTTATGGAATATCGGTGGTATGAGAAGAACCGGCGGCGTGATTTGGACAATATATCGTCTTTCGGGCGCAAGGTTATTCAGGATGCTTTGGTGCAGACACATGTGCTCCAAAATGACGGCTGGAAAGAAATCGAAGGATTCTCGGACGAGTTTTTTGTAGATGCTGATAATCCCCGAATTGAAGTTCTGATCCGGGAGGTGTAATGAGTTGGATGGATAAAAGCAGTTTTGTCATGTATACGAAATATCTCCGGAACATTCAGAAGCTTACAATGGAGCAACGAGGATTGCTGTTTACGGCAATATTAAGCTATGCATCTGATCAAGAGATGCCGGAGCTGGATGCTGCTACTGATATGGCATTTAGTTTTATTCAGGAGCAGATGGATCGGGATCATGAGATATATTTTGAGAAATGCCGGAAACGTAGTGAAGCCGGTAAGTTAGGTGGTAGACCTAAAGCAAATGCTTTTGATGAAAACCAAACGAAAGCAAAAAAAGCAAATGTTTTTTTTGAAAAGCAAAATAACCCTGATACTGATACTCATAATCATATTCATTCTCATACTCATGATGATGAATTAAAAGAAAAGAATAAAGATTCTCTTGTTGAAGCAAATGAATTATTTGAACGTATTTGGAAGATGTATCCGAACAAGAAAGGCAAAGGTCAGGTGTCGGATGCCCAAAAGAAGCGGCTACTCGCAATCGGGGAAGATAGGCTTGTTAAGGCGATTGATCGCTACAGTCTTGAATTGCAGAAGGACGCCGGCTGGCGGAAACCACAGTACGGGAGCACATTCTTCAACAGTGGCTATGTTGATTATCTGGATGAGAATTATGAGCCGGGGCGATCGGTACCGCCGACAAAGGAGAATGCATTTAACAACTTCACACCGCGAGATAACGATCTGGCTGATCTCGAACGCAAGTTGTTGAGTCATGGGTTGTAACACCCGCCTTCGGGCGAAAGAAACATTTAACGCAAGAAACGCGAGGAATACCGAATAGTTATCACAAGCCATCTTGGTTACCTTGCAGGGGCGGAAACGCCCCACTTCCCAGAGGAGATTGAGAGCAATGTTGACAGAGGAAAATTTGGGATTTGTTGAGAGTGGTCCGGTACCAAAACACAATGATCCCGAAGCGATAAAGAGATTTAAAGCTGCGCCGACCTACTACGGTAGCGGGCGGATCTGCAGCTATGGAGATAAAACGAAGGTGTGTGATCCGAGTTGCCAGTTCTGGAACACCTGCGTTAAGGGAAAACACAGAGAGGAGAAGTAATGCACGGAGTAAATCAGAGAGAGCGGTTGATCCCGATGAGCGTGTACCGTAAGGAGCTTGCAAAGGCACGTCTCGGCGATAATATCGCGAATCATATGGGATTCATTTTTACAGCGATTTTATATGACAAGTTTGATATGACGTTTAAACAGGTCACGAACTTTTACAGCAAGACCGTTGAGCGCCGGAAAGCTTGGCAGGACGATGACAACGAAGAAATCACGAGCGAAAGCATGATGGAGTATTGCCAGAAAAAGAAAATCGATGTGATCAAGTGGGTGAAGTCGATCCCGATGCCGCAGAAGTTGTACATGGCGGATATTCAGAAAGGGCGTGCGGTGCTTGGAGCAGACCGCAATATCGAAAGCGCACTGGCATCCACAATGTACCTGACAATTCCGACACTGAAAGAGTCTTATCGGTTTTCGAATGCTAGGATTGAGGAGTTCATGAAGTGGGTGGCGTACTACATTGATTCCTATTGGCGTAAGCAGCCGAAAAGCAAGGATCACTATTTGACGGACGAGATCATCCGGAATCAGTTCATCGAGGATGAGCATTGGGACATTGTTACAGGGAGGGCGGTGTAGATGCGAAAACCGATTCCTAAATCTGTTAGAAAGCTGGTGTATGCAAAATATAACGGTCACTGTGCTTATTGTGGCTGTGAAATACCGGAGAAAGGCTTTAATGTAGACCATTTGCATTGCCTTAGATATTATGAGTACACCGAAGAATTTACCGGAATTGACGTACACGACATAAGCAATCTGATGCCGTCTTGTGGTTCGTGCAATCGCTACAAGTCAACAATGGATTTGGAAATATTCAGAGAGGAGTTACAGAAGATACCTGATAGGTTGAAAAGAGATGTGTGTACATACAATATTGCAGTCAGGTATGGCATGGTGCAGGAAAACAGAGAACCGATAAAGTTCTATTTTGAGAAGGTGGGTGAAACGGATGGCAATTAAGCCGATTTTATTCAATACGGAAATGGTTCGGGCGATTCTGGACGGGAGAAAGACCGTGACAAGGCGATTAGTTAAATTCCTTTCGAGAAAAAATCCAAATTGGACAGGGTATGTTAAGGATGGATTGATGCTTTATAACGGAAGGAATGAGCCGTGTATCAAAAAAGCACCATATCAGCTGGGCGACATATTGTACGTGAGAGAATCGTATTCGGAATTGTCCTTTGGATATGTATATAAGGCAGACGGGGAGAATATTGACCATCTTGGAAATGTGATAAAGTGGCACCCGTCAATCCACATGCCGAAAGAGGCGGCACGTATCTGGCTTAAGGTTACGGATGTTAGGGTGGAGCGGTTGCAGGAGATGTGGGCGAGCGATGCGTCAAAAGAAGGGCTACAGTTTAATAAACCAACAACAGCCAATGAAATGTTGCAAGCATTTGCCGAATTATGGAACAGCACAATCAAGAAATCCGACCTTGACCGCCACGGATGGGATGCGAATCCGTGGGTTTGGGTTATCGAATTTGAGCGGTGCGAGAAGCCGGAATAAGCGTTTTAATAAAATTGTTGATTAAAGTCAATATTTTTTGCAATTAGTTGTGATAAACAATAGCATAAGTAAAACCCACATGCGATATTCTGACATCGCATGCGTAAGTAAATCGAAAGGAGTAAGAGGTTTGCTGGCCAGCGTGAAAGAGCTCTTTACTCCGAAGATAATAATGGAATCAGTAAAAGAAAGAATGGAGAGAATCGGGGCATATGCAAAGATTGCTTCATTCATGCAAAAAGAGAAACAGGACTATGCATATAAGAGGAAATACGCGCAGATCAGAGCCGAAGAGTTCAGATCAGAGTGCGATAGGCGTGGACTTAATTGTCATGTATCAGTAGGTGGATTGGATAGCATCATTCTATACATGTTCTTGCATGAGGTGTGTCACATAGATGTGCCTGGTGTATCGGCTTCGACACTAGAGGATGCGAGCATCCAGAGAGTACATAAGGCAATTGGAATTATAAATGTGCCGCCTTTGATGCGAGAGGATGGCACACGATGGACAAAACCAAAGGTCATACAGAAATTCGGATTTCCTGTTATATCCAAAGAGATTGCCGGAAAGATAGAACTTCTTCAGAATCCAACGGAGAAGAACAAGACCGTCAGACATGCCATTATAACCGGCGAAACCGGAGAATATGGTGGATGGCAGAAGAATTCGAAGATGCAGCTCAATCAGCGATGGTTGAAGTTGTTCGGCGGATATGAAAATGAGACGGAAGGATGCGACTTCCAAAAGCCGGATTTCCTAGTATCAGCGAAATGCTGTTATTACCTTAAAGAAAAGAATTGTGACGATTGGGGTAAGGAACATAATAGCGTCCCTTATCTTGGATTGATGGCATCAGAGGGCGGCAGACGTGCCAAGAGTCTGCGGATGAATGGATGTAATTACTTCGGTGCATCCACAATACGATCAGCGCCGTTTGCAATCTTTCACCGGCAGGACATTCTTGCACTTGCCTTGGAGATGGATGATCTCTGGAAGAATGGATTAAAAGAAGAGTATCGTGCTGCTGGAATCAAGGATGGGATAATAACAGAAGATTTTCAGATGCCGGAATCTTTGATACCGGAGATTTACGGTACGATTGAGAAAAAGCCAGACGGCACGTTGTACACGACAAAAGCGCAACGTACCGGATGCAGTATGTGTGGTTTTGGAATCCACATGGAGAAACGACCGCATCGGTTTGATCTATTATATGAGAGCAACCCGAAAGAGTGGGATTATCTGATGTTCCACATGTGCAAGGACAAGGACGGGAATGATTATGGATGGGCGAAAGTGCTGGACTATATCGGTGTCGGATGGGATCCGACAACCATCGGTGGTAATTGCAAGGGGCAGATGAGCCTAGAAGATTTTATGTAAAGGAAGGAGATTACAAATATGGAAACAGGTGCAAGACCAAGAGGAACTGATGGCGCAAGAGTTATTCAGGTGATTGAGACAAAATCACTTAGGGGAAGTGGATTAAACGAGAAGGATAAGTGCAGAGAGGTAAAACAATATTGGAGTTTTGAAGGAGTGCTATTGGCTGAGAATGATCCGTGCACAAAAGAAACAGAGTAGTTTCCTACTCCGTTTTCTTACGTGCTGATTGTTTGGTTTCATCAATGCCTATTATATCAGCATAGAGAAGCTCTTGTTCATGACGGCTGATATACCATTGTTCAAGAAGATGCTCTATAAGTTGGATAAGCTTTTGCGCCTCATCTGGATCTATATCAACAATTAAGTTAATATCCTTTTCCATGTGGGCACCGATATTACCAATGCGACGAACACCGTCAATTACACGCCATTGTGTGGCTGGTATTTTATCTTCAAGTTCTCCAATAGCTTTTGAAAGATTGGTTTCTTTTATACCCCAAAAGTCACGAATCATTCCTTGGAGACAACGTCGCGACAATGTCGCAGATGCCTTTGGACTTAAATTGACGATGGCACATGCCTCTTCATAATCTTGACGAATTGCTTCTGGTATGTAATCTGGAAATTGTTTTGCCAGTGATTGGGGCTTAAGAATAGTGTTGATATCTTTAACGGATGGTCCCACTCCTTTCGCAAAAACAGTATATCGATTGCAATTAGGACATTTATAAAAACTAAGTTCTATGTTTGAATAAGTGTTTTCCGCCCCACCGGGTGAATACTCATATCCGTCCGAGGACTCGAAACTTACATTTCGTTTACATAATGTATCATCAGAGATTGCCATAGAAGATGAGCAAAACGGACATTGAAAGCTAGACATAATTACCTCCTATAAATTAAAGTTTGCTATTATTATACAACAGTAAAAATAAATCTACAACTATAGAAAGGAGCTGAACCTCCGGCCGGGGTAACGATATATCGGGTTCCTTTTGAAAAATGAAGAATAGTGAATTAAAAGAATATTTGAACAAATTTCCAGATGATGCACCAGTAAGTATCGTATGTGCAAATCCAAAAAAGAGAAAGGTATACGAGCCAAAAAACAGTCATAATAATGACAGATGAAGAATTTACTTATCCGGCATTTGTAATTGAAATTAAAAATGAGAGAAATATGACGGACGAAGAAAGAGCAATGTGCGAAGAATGTGAGCGAGATGCGGATGATCTGGAAGGGCAGATGCAGATAGAAGACTTTCCGGAGGTGATGCCATGATTGTTGAAAAAGACTGAGAGAGGCGATTAGCCCCTCTTAGTCCAAGTGATTTCATAACCCATTATTTCAGCAAGGGCAAGGCATTCACTGTATTTGATTGTTCCACGAGTTAATTTGTTTGAAATGTTTTGTGTGGTGGTTGGTTCGTGAGTTTTGTTGTATTCTGCAACAATCTCGGTCAAGGTCATACCGCTTTTGGCTATATAAGATTTTATTTCATTACGAATATCATTACTCATAAGATACACCTCCTGTGTTTAATTATACGATATAGAATCAAAATATTCAATAGAGTGTAAAAATATTTGCTTAAGTGTTGACAAGCGTTTCACTATAGTGTATAACAAAACTATAATAAAACAAAAAACACGGAGGTAACAAGTATGTATGAAGTAATCAATGCGGAATTAGGTATCAAGGCATGTGGACTGGCTGATTTAACGGCAGAGCAGGTAAATCACTTTTTGGGACTTTGGGAGGATGGAGCGAAGATTGGAACCCTCACGGTCTTTTTTGAGAGTGAGACAGGGGATTTGGTCTTGAATAAGGACAATGAGATGTACGACACATACAGAGAACTTGCAGACACATACATGGGAGCTTCGCCAGAATGCCGTAAAGAAATATGGAAGAACTGCCCGGTGCCGCAAGTGAGCGAAACACTTAAGGTTATGGAAAATTGTTTGAAGTTTCGAAAAACGGAAAAGGAATTGTTCAGAGCAAGAAGTAATTATATTACAAATAAGCCATCAAGAATGATTTTGAGTGAAATTCAAAAGCGGTATGATTTGGCAGGAGCAGTAAGTGTAGCATTTCGATATGGCATCATGCAGGGAAAACGAATGGAGAGAGCAAAAAAGAAAAGACAATCCGTTATCGCCTAGCCAGCACACAGGATTGTCTTAAGTACAAGGAGTACCTTGTAAGCTGATTATAGGGTACTCCGAAACTAAAAGCAAGAGAAATGGAGAAAAAATAGATGAACGATTTAATGATTTTTGAAGACCACGAGGTAGAAGTATTTGAGTTTGAGGGACAGGTATTATTCAATCCATATCATGTAGGTGAATGTTTGGAATTAGCAGAGAGTTCGGTCAGAAATTATCTAGCAAAGATGAACAGCAAACAGGCAGTACTTCTTAAAAATTTAGATGTCCAAAATAGGGACATCCGAAAATTAAACAATGCAGGCGAAAAATTACTTACAGAGAGCGGTGTTTACAAACTGGTATTTAAAAGTCACAAACCAAACGCTGAGAAATTTACAGACTGGATTGCGGATGAAGTGCTTCCAGCATTACGTAAGACAGGACATTATGAGATGCAGAAACAGAGATCTACCAAGAAAGCGCATACGGAGAGCTTATCAGCAGTAAATAATGCGGTCAAGATTCTTACTCCGATGCTTGCAGCGGCAGGTTGTGATAGCAAGATACAGCTTCTTACGGCGAAGTCGCTCTACGAAAAGGCAGATGTGACACTTCCCGTTATGATCGAAGCAGACCGGCAGTATTTTGACACGGTATATATTGCCCGAAAAGTCGGAATTTATTATCAGAGTTCAGGCAAGCCGGCAGACAAAGCTGTAAATGAGATTATTCGTAGATTGGATATTTTAGAAAATATGTATACAGAAACATGGGAGAGTAAAGGAAAATGGCAGGGAACAGTCAGAAAGTACGTCCCAGAGGTTATAGATATGGTTCGTTCTTGGTATGTAGATCATGGATATCCTAGAGATATCGAGTATATGCAAACTGATGGACAGATGAAATCATATCATGTAATTTGGCGTAAAGATGGCGTGGCTATATAAAAATAATTTATAAAGATTAGGCAAACCGAAAGTTTGGGTTTGCCTAATTGTGTCGGGAAATATAGACATTGACAATTGAATAATGACGATTGGTGTAGTATAATTGAAATATAATTAAAATTTATACATCAAAGGAGGAAAATGTATGGGACGTGGCGATTATGCAGAAGCTGATATTAGGCGGATGGAGAGAGAACTGCAACAATTAGAAATGGAATTAAGAGCAAGACCAGATAGGGCAAGTTCAATAGAAACAGAGATAAGCAATTTGAGATATGAATTGAATGATGCAAGAAGAAATATGAGATAATAAACATACCAACCGTCAAATACGATGGTTGGTATTTTTTTGCGCAAAATTGAAAGGGGGAATGCCTGTGGACGAAAAGGAAGTATTTGAGATATGCAACCAGGTAGATAGCTACATCGCTGCGGAGCTGACGGAATCCATCGTGCTCGGGACAAGCTACGATATGCTGGAAGCGCACCACGGCATTCTCCCAATTAGCCGGAATTGCTTTTACAGGAAGCGGAGGATTGTGCAGCGGATCATAAAGCAGAGGTTGGGGCAGATCGTGGAAGAGAAGAATGGGCAGTTGAGGATGGTGTGGTAAACACTAAAATAATAGTTAGTGTTGATTTTTATAAATGGAGTGATATAATTAGAAAAAACTAATGAGGAGGGGGAAAATGAGGGAAGAAAATCAGGCAGATATTGAATTTAGCGAATCAGATGATATTTCTATATTAAATTTGGATGTGGGACAATTTTACAAAGATATTGAAAAACAGTTGAAAACTATGTTTTGGGCAAATATGGTTGTAAGTATCATTTCGTGCGTTGTGTTGCTCGTTGGAATTGGTTTGGTTTTGGAAAATCAAGTTTCTGCAGGAACAATAACAATCATAGGAGGCGGTTTGACCGAGTTCTTAGAAACGGTATTTATTAAACAATATAACACTGCATTAAATAGGGTTTCAGAGGAATATAAAAGACTGTTGTTTTGCAATAATATGAATATTGCATTAAATATGGCTAAAAGATTGCCTGTTACAGATATGCGTGGGGAAGAGTTGCGTTATTTAGAAATAAGGGAGATATTACGACCACTTATGAACGATTTTAATGGAAACCTAAAATAGAGATTTGATAGGGGATTCATTGTTGGTACGGATATATTTTACCTATAGTTCATTAAAAACTATCGAATAGTAATAGTTTATTTAAGTGGAAATATAAATTACTGGAGAGGACACAGAAATGTGTCCTCTTTTTCATGCTCTAAATTGGTACAAATCTACTAAATCCCCATGTTAAAATTACTATAGAGTAGTAATTGAACAGGGAGGGAGAAGAGTGGAGAATGAAAACGAATCGAAAAAGGAGTACCTGCGATCATATACACCGGCAGTCAGTGCGGCGAGACGGTTAGAGGAAGAAATCGAGCAGCTGAGAGCGGACAAGATGGCACCGGCACTTGTTATGGATGATATGCCGCATGCACATGATCAGAAAGATCTCTCTGACTATGCTGCAAGGCTGGATGAGTTGGAGCGCAAGCTGATCAAGGCAAGATATGAGCGAATTGATCTGTATGCAGAGATATTCGCCGATATTGAGAGATTAGAGGATGAGACGGAAAAGACGGTTTTGACATACAGATACCTCCGGAGATACAGTTGGGAAAAGATATGTGTTGAGATGGGATATCAGTGGGCGCAGGTACACCGGATCCATGCCAGAGCATTGAAGAACTTCAATCCGACCGGAGGATACTATGAACTTCTGGTAAAGAAAATGAAAGATGATACACAATGATACATTTATCTGTGGTATGATTGTAGCGTGAAAGAGCGTAAGAGGAAATGATTCCCCTTGCGCTTTTCTTTTCCATTATGGAGCGTCGTAATGACGCTCCCCTTCTCCCAATAGAGAGGTAGATGTATGAGTAAAGAAGGCTATAGTGATCCTACGGCGGAGATAGCCGTGGCGAACGTTATGCGTGAATATCGCAGGAAGAAACAGGCAGGTGGTAATATTTGGCAAGAAGTCCGAACGAAAAGGCAGAAAAAGCCCGAGAGTTGTATAAGGGAGGAATGAAGCTGGTTGAGATTGCAAGTCAACTAGATTGCTCCGCCGCCACTATTCGGACTTGGAAGAACCGCTATAAGTGGGATGCCAATGAAAATGAAACGTTTCAAAACAAAAATGAAACGAAACGAAACGTTTCAAAGAAAAGTAAATCAGAGAAATCAAGTGAGGTAAAAGCTGTAGCGCATGAAGTTGAGTCTGTAATGGAAAATACGGAGTTAACCGATAAGCAACAGCTTTTTTGTATATATTACATCCGGTGCTTTAATGCGACCAAGGCTTATCAGAAAGCATATGGATGTGGATATGCAACCGCAGTTACAAATGGCCCTGCATTACTCGGAAATACTCGGATAAAAGAAGCAATTCTACAGATGAAACAGGATCGGTTCAATCGAGAGTTCCTAAATGAATCTGACATCTTCCAGAAGTACATGGATATTGCATTTGCGGATGTGACGGACTTTGTGGAATTTGGAAATGAAGATGTGGATGTGGTCTTGGACACAGGAGAGCAAAAGACCATTACAGTAAGCCATGTCAACATCAAGAATGATGCGGACGTGGATGGAACGATCATTTCCGAAGTGTCCAAGGGGAAAGATGGTGTAAAGGTAAAACTTGCCGACCGTATGAAAGCTTTGCAGTGGCTATCTGATCACCTGGAGATTGCCACGGACAAGCAGAGGGCGGAGATTGCCTTGCTCAAATCAAGAGCGGATACAGGTAAGGACGATCGGGAGAACAAGCTGGACAAATTCTTTGAGCAGATAGAGGGTGCATTGAAAGATGTTGAGTGATCTGTATACACCAAAGCAGCTAGATACATTCCGGTTTGCTGTGAACAATGATTATTTCATGTTGATAAATCACGGAGCAAAACGTACCGGAAAGACGGTTCTTGACAACGATCTATTTTTATATGAACTTCGTAGAATTAAAAAAATAGCTGCCGCACAGGGAGTGGAGAATCCACAATATATATTGGCGGGGGCGGATCTTGGAGCACTCAACCGAAATGTGTTAATTGAACTTTCAAACAAATACGGTATAGAGTTTCATTTTGACAAATTCAACCGTTTTAAGTTATTCGGGGTGCAGGTGTGTTGCTTTGGTCACTCTAAGATCAATGACTTGGGACGTATCCGAGGAATGACTGCGTACGGAGCCTACATCAATGAGGGCACAATGGCAAAGCGGGAAGTTTTTGATGAGATCAAGTCCAGATGTTCCGGTAATGGTGCACGGATGTTGATTGACACGAACCCAGACAACCCGGAACATTGGTTGAAAAAGGACTATATCGACAAGGCAGATGGAAAAATAATTAAGGCTGTGCGGTATAGGCTTGATGATAACACATTCTTGTCTAAACGGTATAAGCAGAATATGAAAGAAACAACACCGTCCGGAATGTTTTATGATCGAAATATCGAGGGTGAATGGGTAACAGGAGAAGGTGCTGTATACAGAGATTTCAATGCGAAAATCCACTACATCAGCCGTGAGAATCTACAGAATGTCAATTTTGTAAAGTTCATTGCTGGTGTCGATTGGGGATATGAACATTTCGGAGCAATTGTGCTGATCGGGAAAGATGATCAGGGGTGCTACTATCTGATCCGTGAAATCGCACGGCAGTTTGAGGAAATAGATTTTTGGTTGGAACAGGCACAGGCTATAAAAGCAAAGTATGGAAATATTCCGTTTTACTGCGATTCTGCGCGACCAGAATATGTAAAGAAGTTCAAGAAAAATGGATTGCGAGCCATCAATGCCAATAAAGCGGTATTAAGTGGAATTGAGCGTGTGGCGCAACTGTATAAGCAAAACAAACTGCGAATAGTAGATGATGTGGATCGGTTCCGCGATGAAATCTATATGTATGTGTGGAATGAGAAGACAGGGGAGCCGGTAAAGCTGTTTGATGATGTGCAGGATTCAATCAGGTACGCAATATACACAGATGAAAACAGCGGCTGGCTAGTGTAGTCATAGTCAAGGAGAATACATATGTTATCAGTTGAGGAAATTAAAAATTTTATACAAGATGATGCTTCTTCAGATAAAAAGAGATTTGCAAGAAAAGGTCAGGCATATTATGAAGGTGATCACGACATCAAACAATATAGACTATTCTACTACAACGCAGATGGTAATCTTGTAGAGGATAAGACAAGAAGCAATGTGAAGATTCCACATCCATTTTTCACTGAATTGGTGGATCAGGCGGTGCAGTACATGCTTTCAGGGAAAGATGGCTTTGTGAAATCGGATGATCCGGCGCTTCAGAAGCGGTTGGATGAATACTTCAATGAAAATGAGGACTTCACATCTGAACTTGCGGAAGTGTTGACCGGAAGTCAATCAAAAGGCTTTGAGTATATGTATGCATACAAAAATGAAGATAACAAGCTTTCATTCATGTGTGCAGATTCCATTGGCGTTGTTGAGGTAAGGGAAAAGGACACTGATGACGGATGTGCCTATGTGATATATTGGTATATTGATAGAATAGAGAAAGGGCACAAGAAAATCAAAAGAATTCAGGTTTGGGATTCTGAAAAGGTATATTACTATGTGCAGGATAGTGAAGGCGACATCATAGACGATGAATCAGAACCAATCAATCCTAAACCACACACACTGTATAAAAAAGAAGGGGATGAAGCCATCTATTACAAAGGATTTGGCTTTATTCCCTTTTTCCGTTTGGACAATAACAAGAAGCAGTTCAGCTGCCTGAAGACGGTCAAGGATCTGATTGATGATTATGATCTGATGGCAAGCAGCCTTTCAAACAATTTGATTGACTTTGATACACCAATCCATGTTGTAAAGGGATTTCAGGGGGATAACCTTGAAGAACTTCAGACGAATCTGAAAACAAAAAAGATCATTGGTGTTGATGAGGATGGCGGTGTGGAAGTACACACGGTTGATGTGCCATATCAGGCAAGACAGGCAAAGCTTGATCTTGATGAAAAGAATATTTACAGATTCGGAATGGGACTCAATACAGCAGGACTGAAGGACACAGCAGCCACAACCAACATTGCAATCAAGGCAGCATATTCATTGCTTGACCTGAAGTGTTCCAAGCTTGAAATCAGACTGAAGCAGTTTTTGCGGAAATTGTTGAAGCCGGTCATTGCTGAAATCAATGAGATTGACAAGACCGATTATCAGACGAATCAGGTGTATTTTGAATTCAACTATGAAATTATGTCAAATGAGCAGGAAAACGCACAGAATGCATTGACAGAAGCACAGGAGCAACAGACAAGAATCAACACACTTCTTTCACTTGCTTCACAGCTTGACAATGAAACGCTGATGCAGAATATCTGTGATGCACTTGATATTGATTATGAGGAAATCAAAGGCAAGCTTCCTGATCCGGATGAAGCAGAAAACACATTAAACGGAACACAGGATGCTTTGAATGGGGTGGTGGTAGATGAACCGACAACAGAAGGAAGTTCAACAGCAGTTTCTGAATAATGAAAAGACTGTTCTGAAGAAGCTCGGATCAAATTACAAGGATGCACTTGATGAAATCAATGATAGAATAGCAATCCTTCAATCAAGGAATGATGCTGATTTGCAGCATGTCATCTATCAGATAGAGTATCAGAAGGCTTTGAAAGCACAGGTGCAGGCTATATTGGAACAGCTTCAAAGCAAGAATTTTGATACTGTATCTGCATATCTGACCAAATCATATGAAGATGGATTCATTGGAACTATGTATGATCTACATGGGCAAGGAATCCCATTGGTGTTTCCTATCGATCAGGAACAGGTTGTTGCAGCCATTCAGCATGAGACAAAGCTATCTGAAAGCCTGTATTCTTCACTTGGCAAAGATACAAAGGTACTTTCCAAGCAGATTGCAGGTGAAATCAGCCGGGGAATATCGAATGCAGCCATGTATTCAGAAATGGCAAGGAACATTGCAGGATATGCCGGAATAAGCAAGAATAAGGCAATGAGAATTGCCCGGACCGAAGCGCACCGGATTCAATGCAAGGCAACAGCTGACGCGCAGTGGAAAGCCAAAGAAAAGGGTGCTGATGTGGTCAAGCAGTGGGATGCATCCTTGGATGGCAAGACAAGGGATACTCACAGGCTGCTTGATGGTCAGATCAGGGAATTGGATGAACCATTTGAAGTGATGGGCATGACAGCAATGGAACCGGGCGGTTTTGGTGATCCGTCTGAAGATTGTAATTGTAGATGTGCGCTGTTGCAACGTGCAAGATGGGCTTTAGGGGATGAGTACACAAAATGGTCACCTGATGCGCCTGCTGAAATATCAGATGATGGAACAACACAGTTTATTAAGGTTGATGCAAACAGCTTCACTGAATTCAAGGGGATATATAAGGACATCACCGGACAAATGACAATGAACATGGAAAAGAGCAATAAACCACTTGAAAATACTGCAAAAAGCGGTAAAATAAAATCAAATCTTCAGTATTTTGCTAGAATGCCGGAAGAAAAGTTTACAAAATATGCGCTTGATCCTTCAAATGCACCGGATAAGGCAAAAGCATTTGAAGCTGCACTTGGTTATACTAGCAAAAATGCGGATGATCTTATCAAGAATATTGAAGATCATATTGATGAAAGCAAATTTGTTGAAAAAGGTGACAAAGGTCATGGTATGAGATATGAATATGTCATGAAGCTGAAGGGCGCAAATGGTAAAGAAGCCAATGTTATGACAGCTTGGATTGATGATAATGGCGAAAAACGATTAACAAGCGTATATGTAACAAAGAAGAAGGTGACTGAATGAAGATAAAGTTGTATGACAGGGTTCTGTTGAAAGATGGAAGCAAGGCATCAATAGTTGAAATATTTGAAGAAGGTAAGGCTTTTCTTGCTGATATAGATAGGAATGATGATACTGACACAGATGAAATCAGCATTGATGAAATTGAAAAGGTTTTATAAAAAGCACTTTGCAGATGATGGCAGGGTGCTTTTTTAGTGCAAAAAGACATGATTTATTAGACTATGGCAAAATGTAGTCCAATTATCACAAAAACAATGATCCAAAAGGCACAGGCAGGAACTACTAGGGTATTGGGGTAGTTGGTGGAAAACGCAGTAAGTCGAAGGTGGGCAAGAGAGCGAAACCACAATTAAATAATTGATATTAAAGGCAGTCAATCGGCTGTCTTTTTATATTGCCCGGAAGGTGGCATTTATACCTTCAAAATTTGTCCTGTCGCATGACATTAAAACTAGGCTTTGCAGTGGTGACACCACGATTAAAAACAAGGCAAAAGAAAGGAATTTGATATGGAGTTTTTGAAAGCAGTCTTAGGTGAGGAATTTTACAAACAGTTTGTAGAAAAGGTCAATGCCTACAATGGGGATGAAGCAAACAAGGACAAGCAGATCAAGCTTGGAAACCTTGCATCCGGTGAATATGTTGGCAAAGGTAAGTTTGATGCGCTTCAGGAAGCATTGAATGGCAAAGATACTGAATTGACATCAGCCAATGATCTGATCGCACAGCTGAAGAAAGACACCAAGGGCAATGAGGAATTGCAGGGCAAGATCACACAGTATGAGCAGCAGAACGTACAACTTCAGGAACAGTTGAAGGAGACCAAAATCAGGTCAGCAATCAAGGTTGCGCTTCTGTCTGAAAAAGCTGTTGATGTCGATTATCTGACCTATAAGCTTAATGAAAAGCTGAAAGAGAAGGGCGAAACCTTAGAACTTGATGAAAATGACAATATCAAGGGATGGAATGACAAGCTTGCAGGTTTGAAAACGCAGTTCCCAACAATGTTTGAATCCACATCCAAGGACGGTGGAGGTTACACACGCATGGATGATGGGAAGCTTCCGGGATCAGAAGGTGATCGTGGGGGTGCAGAACCTAAAGATCTTGCTGAAGCACTTCAGCAGAGATATGAAGCAACACACAACGAATAAAGAAAGGTGGGAAAAATATGGCATTTACATTGGCAGAAATGAAAGTCGGTATGTCCGACAAAGTAGCAGAGCAGGTTGTGGACATCTTTTTAAGAGAATCAGAGATTCTTCAGATGCTTCCGTTTGATGACACAGTATCACCACAGGGCGGTTCAACACTGACTTATACTTATTTACAGAAGGTTCTTCCTTCTACAGCTGCATTCCGTTCATTAAATGAGGAGTACAGCCATTCAGCAGCAACAATGGTTAAGAAATCAGCTGATTTGAAAATCTTCGGTGGCGAATTTGATATTGATCGAGTTTTGAAGAAAGCTGAAGGAAAGTTCAACAACATGGCATGGCAGATGGAAGAAAAAATTCGTGCAGCTGTTTCACTGTTCCATTACACATTAATCAATGGTAATGCAACAAGCAATGCGAAAGAGTTTGACGGTCTTGACAAGATGCTTGTAGGAACAACATCGGAGTTTGGAGCAGCAACAAAGATCGATCTTTCGACTATGACCAATCTGAAGGCAAATGCTGATGAATTCTATGAATCACTTACAAAGTTGATTCGTGATACTGAAGCAGATGCGCTTTTGATGAACAGCGACACAATCACAAAGGTTCAGACTGTAGCAAGAATTCTTGGTTACAGAACAGAGTCAGAGGAAGCTTTCGGAAAGAAGGTAACCTCTATTGATGGAATTAGAATGATGGATTTGAAGAATCATTATACAGTTTCATCAAATATAGCTACAGCAAATGCGGTTGTTAAGAAGGGAATTTCAAGAACAATCGGTTCTGATGGCAGCGAAACAACCGGCCTGACTGATATTTATGCAGTAAAGTTTGATATCAATGACGGATTCCATGCGGCAACACTTGCAGGAAGCAAGGCAATTGATCAGTATTTGCCGGATTTCTCACAGCCAGGTGTTGTAAAGAAGGGTGAGGTGGAGATGGTTGCTGCAACCGTTCTGAAGAACACGGCACATGCAGGTGTTTTAAGAAACATCAAGATTGCTTAATTGAAAGGGACAGGTGAAAAAATGGCAGAAAAAACATATATTGTGAAAACCACAAATATTCCTAACTTCACAGGCATTGATGCAGGAAATGTTGCTTTTGCAAACGGAACAGCTACAATCACAGATGCAAGAATGGCATCCTGGTTTGACGAGCATGATGGATATTTTGTTGAGGAAGTTAAGGCGGCTTCCCCATTTTCAGGAATGAAGGTGGATGAGTTAAAGGCATATGCAGCAGAAAAGGGCATTGATCTCGGTGATGCGTCTAAGAAGGATGAAATCATTGAAAAAATCAAAGCTGCTGATGCGACTGCATAGGGGGTGAATCCCTATGATTATGTCAGTTAAAGAATTCAAGACATTTGTGACTACTGACATTGCGGATGAAGTGATTGAAGCAAAGCTTCAGGCGCTTGAAATGCTGATCCGGAAATATACCAACAACAACTTCCAAAAAAGATCATACAGAAGGACCGCTGACATTGCTGGCGGTCTTTTTCTTGTGGAAGCACTTACACCTTTCAAGGTTGGCGATACAGTGCAGATCACAGAATCACAGCTGAACGAAGGGCTATTCATAGTGAACGAAGCGGATGATTCCACATTTACAGTGAATGAAGAGGTTGAAGATGAAACAGGGGTTCTTGTTACCAAGATTGTATATCCGATGGATGTCAAGATGGGTGTTGTGAACATGATGAAGTGGGATATTGAGAACCGGGAAAAGGTTGGCATACAGTCAGAAACTATCAGTAGGCATTCGGTGACATATTTCAACATGGATGGGGATAATTCCACTATGGGATTTCCAAAGTCCTTAGTCGGCTTTCTGAAGCCGTATATGAAGGCAAGATTCTGAAAGGGGTGTTGATATGATTGGTGGAAATACCACAGCGGCGTTGCAGATCAGCACCACCACCAAGAATGAGATCGGTGAAGGAGTGAAATCGTGGAAAACGGTTAATGAAATCAAGGGATTTCTTGATTTATCTTCCGGTGATTCAAAATACACCACATACAATGCAAAACTTCAGGAATCAACGCATGTGTTTGTTTCTGATTGGAAACAGCTTGATCCTTCAGTAAAGGCTGAAAACAGCCGGATGGTGGTGAATGGTGAAGCATATGATGTCATGCTGATTGATGATCCAATGGGACTTCATATGCAGCTTGAAATCTATTTGCAATACAGAGGTGGTCAGAATGTCAGTACAGTTTCAGGATAATTCGGCAAAGGTGAAGGATGCATTGAACGATGCAACAAGAGCTTGGCTGTATGAAGCGGCCGGAGAGATGGAAGCACAGGTCAAGCGAAACACCAAAGTTGGCACAGGTCAATTGAAAAACTCATGGACTTATAAAGTGGATGAATCCAAGGGGGAAGCCACAATTGGAAGTCCGCTTGAAAACGCCATTTGGGAAGAATTCGGAACCGGACAATATGCATTGAATGGTGACGGAAGAAAAACACCGTGGGTATATAAGGATGATAAGGGAAATTGGCACAGAACCGAAGGCAAGCAACCGCACCGAGCATTGAATAATGCCTTTACAACGCTTAAAGGCGCATTGAAATCAAGGCTTGAACAGATTTTGAAAGGGATGTGATCATGACAACAGCTGTAATGAAATTTATAAGTGAAGCAATGGAATCAGAAGGGATTCCATATGAATTTATGGGATTCACATCTCCAATTGCTGATCTTCAATCCTATTGGGTTGGCGAATATTCAGAAATACCACCAAATGCTGAAGATGGGATGCAGGAAACACAGTTAATCCTAACCGGAACAGGAAGGGGATCATGGAAGAAACTTGAACAGCAGAAGGAAAAAATTGAAAAGCTATTCCCCGCTATTGGGGGCAGGACAGCAATTCTTGACAATGGATCAGGGGTTGCTGTTTTTTATGGGAATGCATTTCCGGTTCCAACCGGTGACGGATTCCTGAAAAGGCTACAGATAAATTTAACAATTAAAGAATGGAGTGTGAAGTAATATGGGAACAGATTGGACAGATTTTGCGGTATCAGGTGTATCAGAAACAACACCTACTAACATCATGCTTGGCGCAGGAACACTGTACAAGAATATTACTTACTCAGCAGAGTCAAGTAAGTGGTCAGGCACAATCCTTGGTGCAACAAGCGGTGGAAACAAGCTTTCTATTAAGCCGGAGATCACGAACATTGAAGTTGATGGTGTGCTTGTCGAAGCAAAGGGATTGATTCAAAAGACCGGAGAAACAGCACAGATTGAAACGAACATGGTTGAGATCACAAAGGACTTCTTAAAAACAACCATTATTGGTGAGGAAGGAACATCAGAAGATTCAAGATTTGATGTAATTGAATCAAAAGCGTTGATTGATGATGATGATTACATTCAGAATTTCGCTTTTGTCGGCTTCAAAACAGACGGATCACCGATCGTGGTACTGTTTGATTATGCAATCTGCACAGAAGGTCTTGAATCTGATAACAAGAACAAGGAAACAGCTGTAATTCCGGCAGTATACAAATGTGTGGCAGAACTAACAGCAGGCGGCAACACCAACAAGCTGCCTTATCACATTTATGTTCCAAAATCATCTGCTACACAGGCAGTACAGAGCGCACAGAAGGCTGCTTCCGTAAAATAAGCTAAGTAAAAGGAGATTGAACAATGAGTGAAACAATTGAAAATACAGAAAAGAATTATGAATTAAGACCTTTGGTTGCATCCGATATGGGGGTAATCTGTAAGATTATCACAGCAATTGGTGTTCGTCAGTTAAAGGAATGCTTCAATGTTGATCAGTTTAAGGAAGGTAAGGGAGAGGAAGCAAGTCTTGAAGAAATCGGATTCAGTGTTGTATTCGATATTGCAGGAATCATCATTTCCAACATTCCGAAGGCTGAAGAAGAAATTCAGTCATTCCTTGCATCACTGACAGGAATGCCGCTTTGCAAAATCAAAAAGCTTCCAATTGCTGATTATGGCGAAATGATTATTGATGTGGTTACAAAAGAGGAATTCCAGGATTTTTTCAAACGTGTCATGAAATTGTTCAACCGTTAGGATATATCAAGTATATGGATCTGATGGCGCAGCGTTATGCAGATCCATATTTGATATTGAATGACTTTATCCGATGCGGACAGTTTCATGAATTTTCGGTCGAAGTGATTCAGATGATCACGAATGAAAAAAATCGTGAATCACGATGGGAATACTTTTTACATAAGGTGTGGGATATGTCATTTGAAGAATATGTTGCCACTTGTGAAGAAGAACATAAGATGCCTGAAGATGCCACCATACAAAAGGAAGAAGCATTGGAGATTATCAATGCTTCTAATAGCATATTGGAAAGCTTAACATTGTAAAAAAATATAGAAATTTGTAAACACCCGGTTCGCCGGGTGTTTTTTAATACTCAAAAGAAGGGGGGTGAATCCCTTTGGAACTTTTTAAGCTATTCGGAACAATTGCGGTCAATACAAGTGATGCTGAAAAATCAATTGATGGAGTATCGAGCAAGGCAGGGAAACTTGGTGAATCAATGCAAAAGGTTGGTTCAAAGGTATCAAACGTAGGATCAAAGGTTTCCGGGGTAGGAAAGAAATTAACAAAATCAGTTACGCTACCTGTTGCAGCAGCAGGTACAGCATTGATTGGTTTTGCAAACAAATCTGCATCAACAGCTGATAACATTGATAAAATGTCGCAGAAGATTGGTATTTCAAGACAGGCATATCAGGAATTGGACTTCGTTTGTTCACAATCAGGAACGTCTGTTGATACGCTGAAGATGGGTGTCAAAACGCTCACAGCGGCAATGGATGGTGCTGCAAGCGGAACAAAATCGAATGTAGAGCAATTTCAGAAATTGGGTGTTTCTGTTGTTGATTCAAATGGAAAGTTAAGGAGCCAGGAAGATGTAATGTGGGATGTTTTTTCTGCATTACAGAAAATGGATAACCAAACCGAAAAGGCAAGACTTGCAACAGAATTGTTTGGTAAATCCGGATCTGAACTGATGCCAATGCTCAACGGAGCATCAGGTAGCATTGAGAGTATGAAGCAACAAGCGCATGATCTTGGTCTTGTGCTTAGTGATGAAGCGATTGATGCAGGTGTTGCATACACAGACAAGATGGATCAGCTGAAACGATCATTTGCAGCTGTAGCAACAAAAGTTGGAACTTCTGTATTGCCATTACTTACACAATTGGGCGATTTCCTGATTAAAGAAGGTGTTCCTGCCTTTGAAAAAATAATGAAAAAGGTGGAAGGTGTTGTAAATTGGTTTACAAGTCTTAGCAGTGGAACAAAAAAAGTAATCGGAGTAATTGCAGGATTGGTTGTTGCCGCAGGACCTGTCTTGACTGTTGTAGGAAAGGTTACAAGCGGAATCGGAAAGATTATCAGTGTTGGTGGTTCATTAGCAAGCGGAATTCCTAAGATAGTAGGATTGGCAGGAAATGTGACAACTGCAATTAGTGCGGTGAATCCTGTTGTATTGATCGTAATTGCTGCTATTACAGCATTGGTGGCAATTGGGGTGGCACTGTATAAGAATTGGGACTCTATTAAGGAGCATGCCGGTAAGGTTTGGAATGGCATCAAAACTAAACTGACATCGGTGGCTAATAAAATAGAAACTTCTGTCACTGATTCGTTTACAAAACTTAAAGACAATGTAATTGAACGAGTCAATGGAATAAAAACATCTGCTTCGGATACTTGGAATGGAATAAAGTCTTCGGTTACAACCGCAGCCAAGAATATAAAAACGTCAGTGACAAATGCGTTCACAGGTTTGAAGAATAATGTGTCAAGCATATTTAAAGGAATTAAGTCGGTTGCAACAAGTGTTTGGAATGGTGTCAAGTCTGCCATTACGAAGCCTGTTGAAGCTGCAAAAGATACTGTGAAGAAAATGATTGATAAAATCAAAGGGTTCTTTAAATTTGATTGGTCATTGCCAAAGCTTAAGCTTCCACATTTCAAGATTGATGGCAGCTTCAGTCTGAATCCACCATCTGTGCCGCATTTTGCAATTGATTGGTACAAGAAGGCAATGGATGATCCTATGCTCATGACACAGCCTACAGCATTTGGAATTAACAAGAATGGTCAGATCATGGCAGGTGGTGAAGCAGGATCAGAGGTTGTAAGCGGAACAGACAAACTGATGCAGCTGATTTCAGCAGCGGTTGCTTCACAGAATGCAAGATTGGAAGATACAGTTCAAAAAATCCTTGATTTTATGGTACAGTACATGCCGCAGATGGCAAATATGCAGCTTGTGATGGACTCAGGTGCTATTGTCGGTGAGTTGGCACCGGGAATGGATGCGGCATTGGGAAAAATGGCAAAAAGGCGTGAAAGGGGTGTCAAATCATGATCGGAGTTACATTTGGAGATAAACATTCATTTGATGATTTTGGGATTTATCTGACATCCAAAACGATAAATCCACCGGAACCGCAGACAAACACCATTTCTGTTCCGCTTCGTGATGGTTCCATTGACCTGACAGAATCATTGACAAATGATGTGAAGTACAATGATCGGAAGATTGACATGACATTCAGTGTGGTTCATCCGATGGAACAGTGGTCTGATAAGGTGTCTGAAATCGAAAACTATCTTCACGGAAAGCGAATGAAGGTGGTGTTTGATGATGATGCTAATTATTATTACATAGGCAGACTGAAGGTGAATGAATGGTCCTCTCAAAAGAGCATCGGAAAACTTGTGATTGAATGTGTTGCTGATCCGTACAAGTATGATATTCAGGATGATTGGCTGTGGGATTCATTTGATTTTGAAAATGGATATATCAGTGAATCGGAGAATATCCCGGTATCAGGAAGCACAACGGTTGTTATAGTCGGGAAGCGCAAAAAGACCTATCCTACAATCACAGCATCATCGGCAATGTCTGTTGCATATAATGGTGCAACATATAATCTTACTGAAGGAATCAACAAGCTGTATGACATGATCCTGGATGAAGGCGAAAACACGTTGACATTCAGCGGATCAGGCAGCGTGTTGATAGAGTATACAGGGGGAAGCCTATAATATGTATAAGGTATTATGTGATAATGCTTTGATGTACGATCCAAGAATTGAAGAGCTTGCCTTGATCAATCCGGTTGTTGAATTGGAAGAGAACAAGGCCGGTTCTTTTTCATTTAAGATGCCACCTGATCATCCGTTGTATTCTTCCGTGAAAAGAAGAAAATCGGTGATACAGGTGTATCAGGATGATGATCTGATATTCAGCGGAATGTGCATTGAAGTTGATACAGATTTCTATAAACAGAAGGATGTCTATTGCGAAGGTGAATTGGCATACCTGAATGATTCTGTTCAAAGACCGAAACGATACCAGGGTGTAAGTGTCAGAGGACTTCTTGAGACCTACATTGCAAATCACAATGCACAGGTGGAAGAAGAAAAGCGGTTTACAGTCGGAATGGTTACGGTCACGGATAACAATGAATATATTTACTGCTACACCAACATGAACAGTACGATGCAGGAACTGAAGGAAGATTTGGTTGATGATCTTGGCGGTTATTTCAGGATCCGGCACAAAGATGGTGTCAAATACATTGATTACCTTGCGGATAGCATGAACACGAATTCACAGGTGATCCGGCTTGGTGAAAATCTGATTGATTTCAAGTCAAACATTGACTCAAGCGAGATTGCAACAGCAATTATTCCGCTTGGTAACATTCTTGAAGAAGAAGTTGTTGAAGGTTTGCAGACAAGACTGACCATTGAAGCGGTGAATGATGGGAAAGATTACGTGTACAGTCCGGATGCTGTTGAAAATTTTGGATGGATTTATGCAACCGTCACATGGGATGGAGTGACAACAGCAGCGGCATTAAAAAGTAAGGGGCAGAAGTATCTGTCTGATATTCAGTTTGAAAACATGGTCATTGAAGCAAAGGCAATTGATCTGCATTTTGTGGATCCGAAAACAGAGCGGTTCAAAATTTCTGATCAGATCAGGGTTGTATCAAAGCCACACGGACTTGACCGATATTTCAGACTTACAAAGCAGACAATCAACATCTGTAATCCTGAAAATGATGCCATCACACTTGGCAAGGATGAAAGACTTTCCTTGTCTGCAAAGACTGCCGCCGTAAATGAGGAAATCAAGAAAGCCATTGAGAATATTAAGCCTGCAAGCCAAATCTTGAATCAGGCAGTTGAGAATGCCACACAGCTGATCGCAAATGCAATGGGTGGATATGTTGTGAAGAAAAATGATGAACTTCTTATCATGGACACGAACGACACCAAGACTGCAACAAAGGTGTGGCGGTGGAACATCAATGGACTTGGCTATTCTTCAAATGGCTATAATGGACCATATAGCACCGCATTGACGATGGATGGAAGATTTGTCGCTTCGGCAATCACTTGTGAAGGCTTGGAAGTCGGCAAGAATGTCAAGATGGGTGCAAATGCTAAGATCAGTTGGGAAAACATCACGGGAACAGATGACGTTGCAAAAACAAGTGACATTCCGACAAAAACATCTGAATTAGAAGATGATAAGGGTTATCAGACCAAAGATCAAGTGACAGAGATCACTAAGAACACCATCAAGACATCCGAAATCTCATGTGATCAGTTGAAAGGTGGAACGATTGATGCAAGTCTGCTTACAGCACTTGTGATTCAGACCGTGTGGAATGATATTACTGACAATGTAAAACTTGAAGATGGTTCTATCAATATATATAACACTGACAAAGAAAAAATCATGTCAGTTGACAGAACCGGAATTGCTTTTTTTCATGGCGGAATTGAAGCCTTGAAGATGTCTTTATCCGGTGAAACGGGAGCCGGATCAAGTGGTCCTAGAGGAATGGACTTCTTTGCAAACTTCGTATCTGATTATATCGGATGGACATCCACACCGGATGCGAGTCAGACACACAAGCCTAAATGGGTATATGAAAGGACCGGTGGTTCTGATTTCGGTTATGATCAAGACACCTTGAATGCCGGATGTGACATTGACTGTCATGGTAATGCAATCAAGAATGTTGCTGTATCAGGTGAAGTGAAGGTGAAAAAGGATGTGGAGTTTTCATTTGAAGAAGGAACCACGATTGATACCAAAGGTGCAACCTTGGTCAATGTAAAAATTGACGGTGGTTTCTCAGGCTTTATAAATCCACAATCAGGAAATACGATAGTGGTTCAAAACGGTATTATCGTAAGTGGATGAGGAAGGAGAGTATACAAATGGCAAATATATCTGATCTACTTAACAAGATTAAATCAGCACGATATGGAAGGGATGTGCGATCTGCAATCTATGATTCCATTGATGCTATGAACACAGAATCAGCAAATGCATATGATGCAGCTATAACAGCACAGAATTCAGCGCAGGCTTCGGCAAAAGCCGCAAGTGGATCTGTAACAAGTGCTACAGAAGCGGCAACCAGTGCCAAGAAATATTCTGATTCAGCAAAACAATATGCAGAATCGGCTTCAGTGGCAATTCAAGCCGCATATGATACGAAAACGACAACGGACAAGCATATTACAAATGCGGTTGATGCACCGATGATGGTGACGAAGTTCACGAAGAATCTGTTGAATCCGGCATTGGCAACAACGACTTCTAATGGTGTGACCTGCACGAAAAATAATGATGGGACATATACATTGAATGGCACGGCTACTGCTAGGACATTTTTTAATATTAATAGTAATATACCTATTATAAAGGGAGTTGCATATAAGGTTGTATGTATTCGAGATGAAGATATTGATCCAGGAAAATTTTTAAGTTGTGTCAGAAGGAAAGCTACATCTGCAGAATATATATTTAATAATGGAACATTTATAGCAGACACAGATTTGTGTTGGTTATGGATAGAAGTCGAAAAAGATAAAACCATGAATAATGTAACAATAAAACCAATGTTAACCACCGATCTTGAAGCTACCTATGATGATTATGTTCCATCTTCCGGTTATGAGATCAAGACTTGCGGAAAGAACCTACTTCCTATTTCTTCAATCGAGTCAAGAACTGTAAATGGTGTTACATTTACAAACAATGGAGAAGGAACATATACATTGAATGGCACAGCTGCTAATGATGCAAAATTTAGTTTGATAAATCAAGGCACATTAGAAATAATACAGATGATTGATGGAAAAACATTCAAGGTGACAGGATTTAAGGAAACAGGGAATTATCGTTTAGAATGTTCTGCCTGGTTATCTACAGGTGGAACATATGTATTTGATAGTCGTATTTGGGATGTCCCTAATGGAGCAAAAGGATTAAGAATTGATATTGTGGTTTTAAGTGGAGCAGTACTTAATAATGTGGTTGTTAAACCAATGCTTACCACCGACCTTGAAGCTATATATGATGATTTCGAGCCATACGAAGGAACATCAATTCAAGTGACAAGTGATACACAAGAACCTGTATATGGTTTGAATTCCTATGAAGGAGTTACTCATGTAATATCAGATGGAAAAGTTACTTCATCTTATGCGCTCACCGACACCGGAAAATATGTCATGCAGTGTATGAAAAGCATTAACGATTTGAAAGCGGCAGCTGTAACATCTGCATAGTATTTTACAAAAGATAACCTGCTAAATTGCAGAGAAAGGCATCTTCGGGTGCCTTTTTTGGTACAAAAATCTTATTAGTGGAAATTACAATATAGTCAGGAAAAACCGGAAGGAGAAATGCTATGTGGTCAAAACTTTATGATGAACGTCGGATCACAAGAGTTGAGGCACGCGCAAAGTCGAATACGCATCGAATCGATAAGCTGGAACCGATTGTCGAAGAAATACATACTATGAGTAATACGATGGTGCAGTTGGTAGAAGAAGTTAAGAATACCAATGATAATGTCTGCAATCTCGATAAGAAAATTGATGGAATGGATGCTCGCGTAGATGTTATGGAGCGTGCACCGGCAGAGGACATGAAAAAATATAAGTCTGTAGCGGTTACCGCAATTATCAGTACCGTATCCACCGCTTTTGCGATCGGGTTGGTAACGATGATTGCTCAATATATTAAATAAGAAAGAGAGGTATTTGCTATGATGAAAAATTGCGTATTAAAACCAAGCGTAGACACACAGAAGTGGATGAAGGCGGCAGGAATCCGCGCAATCAAAACAATGGCACAGACTGCAGTTGCTGTGATCGGTACGGCAGCAGTGGTATCAGCAGTAGATTGGAAGATGGCGGTGTCGGCATCTGTGGTTGCCGGCGTGGTGTCCCTTCTTACATCGGTTGCCGGCATCCCAGAAGTGAAGGACGGTGAGTAAT